TGGCAAACATTAGCGGCTATTGATTTAACCGCGCAGAAGGATCAGAAGGGAAAGTTAACGTATTTATCATGGGCTTGGGCTTGGGGTACGTTGATGAACCACTTCCCTGATACGTCTTACGAGTTTAACGACCGAACCTTTCCAGATGGGACGATGGAGATCAACTGTACCGTGACGATCACTGAGGGCGAGGAGTCAGTGAGTCGATTTATGTGGCTGGCGGTAATGGATAACTACAATAAAGGTATTTCAAACCCAGACGCTACCGCAATCAATAAAAGCAAAATGCGCTGCCTGACTAAGTGTCTCGGAATGTTTGGCTTAGGTCATTACATCTATGCAGGTGAAGACTTGCCAGATCAGGGTGTTGTAATTAAGGCTCAAGAGGTTAAGCAGATTGCAAAGAATGCCGAATATAACGCGACATATGACGAACATAAAGAGTCTGTAAAAGTTGTTAAGCATGGCATTGAGTCTGGCGAACTAACTCAGGCAGCAGAGGCTTGGTTTGAGCTTACTGAGGATATACAAATGAGTTTATGGAAAGCGCACTCAAAAGGTGGATGCTTTACCACTAGCGAGCAAAAGATTATCAAATCAAGTGAATTTAGAATTGCCTATTATGGCGAAACAACAGAGGCAGCGTAATGTTTGCAAAATTAGTAAGGTTAGGCCGCGATGCGGAAGTACGATACACACCACAGGGCGACCCAGTGGCCTCATTAGCGATGGTCTATGACATTGGCTTTGGAGATAAAAAACGCGGTCAGTGGATCGATGGGACACTGTGGGGAAAACGTGCCGAAAGCCTTGGCCCGTTTCTAACAAAAGGCACTCAGTTTGTTCTCTATGCGGACGACATTGAGTTTGAACAGTTTGCCAAAAAAGACGGCACAGCAGGGGCGAAGTTGAAATGCAGAGTTAGCGATATTACTTTGGTTTCTGGACAGCAAGCGCCACAGCAACGGCAGCAAGCACCGCAACAGCAAGCGCCAAGGCAAGCACCCCAGCAGCAGGCCCAGAACCAGCAGCAGGCAAGGCAAGCAGTTGAGGGCGGCTTTGATAATGGGTTTGATGACGACATACCTTTTAGCTAAACCCGTTCTGATCAGTGCTTAAGGCGCAGAATGGGTAGTAAGCCATAGCCCCTTAATTGGGGTTAAGTGGGTAGTAAAACTAAATAGGTGATTATTATGATGGCAGCAACGGCAACAAATGATATTACAGGTGATCGGCTAACTAGCAAAGGCAATTCAGACAAATTCCGTGAGAGCTTTGATCAGATATTTGGAAAAAAGGAGACTTTAGTAAGTGAGCCAAAGCGTTTTAAGGACAGAACCAAGTTGGGAATATCGCCCAGTTCTGAGGTAGAAACGTGGGACTGCCGAACCGAAACTGAAAAAGCGGCTGAATCATTGTTAAGCCTAAGATATGACGGCAATAAAATCGAACCAACTTTATGACGTTAAAAGAAAAGTTAGCAGCAAATATAGAAATAGAACTCATTAAAATAGAGATCGCGAATTATGAAGAAGCAATGAGATCTATTAGTAAGTTTGCAGATTACCATCGGTCAAGGATTGCCGTTTTGGAAGGGAGAATTGAAGATGTTAGATCGCGTACTTATTAGGAAGTTCTGTGAGCTGTCAGGCCACGGCTATGACGCAATTTATAAAAAGTGCAATAATGGGGTGTTTACCGAGGGCAAGGAATTTTTTCGCGCTCCCGACAATCACTATTTTATAAGCATATCGGGGTTTGAAAAATGGGTAGAAAGTACACAGGTGTTAGCGCCCGCAGCGAGGCGACAATCGAGATCACGTTCACCTACCAGAATAGTCGGTGTCGAGAGACTGTCAACCTCAAACCTACGCCCGCTAATCTAAAACGGGCTTCTAACCACCGAGCATCAATCCTGCATGAGATCGACACAGGAGTTTTTGATTACGCTGCGGTGTTCCCTGATTCACCGTCATTACATAAGTTTGCTAATCTGATTTTAGACACCACCATTGAGCAAGTATTACGCCACTGGTTGTCGGTCAAGAATCCCCAGCTACAAGCATCGACTAAAGACGGTTATAAGAAGATCGTATTCAATCAACTCATGCCTCAGTTCGGTCATTTGTCTGTCCATGAGTTTCGCGCCCACCATATGAGAGATTGGATTGTCTCTTGTACTGGCATGGGTAATAAGCGAATCATCAATGTTGTGTCTCCTATGCGCTGCGCCCTTCAACTGGCAGTCAAAGACGAGGTGATTGATAAAAACCATTTACACCTATTTGAATATAAACGGGCTGAGACATACGCTCAAGTTAAAGCCAAGGCGTTGAAGCTCGACCCATTCGTCCCTGATGATATGAATTTAATCATCGACACAGCCACGGGCCAAGAACGGAACCTATTCCAAACCGCTTTTTGGTCGGGTATGAGAACCAGTGAACTCTGCGCCCTACTGTGGAGCGACATAGATTTCAAGAATGGGACCATTAGTGTCGATAAGGGATTAACCCAAGCGGCAGACGAAGCCGAGCCACCTAAGACGGTTGCGGGTGAACGACTGATTAAGATGTTGCCTCAAGCCCGTAGAGCGTTACTGGCTCAAAAGGAATATACCTTCTTGCAAGACAAAGAGGTCTTTCACGATTCACTTCATGCCAAGCCTTGGGTTGGTGATCAGCCAATTAGAAAACGCTGGACGGCTATTTTAAGAAAGGCTGGGGTTCGTTATCGCAGACCATACCAAACGAGACACACTTACGCATCGATGATGTTAACGTCTGGCGAGCAATTGGGTTGGTTCAGTAAACAGCTAGGTCATAAGAATGCGAACGTCACCACAAGCATTTACGCTAAATGGATTGAAACTATCGATTCTGACTCAGGCAATCTAATTGATGAGAAATTCGGGGACGGCAGTTCGATTTCCAAACGAGGAACCGAACTGGGAATGTTGGTTAAAAAGTAACCAAAAAGGGTCTAAAATTGGTACAAATGCCACACCCACGCCACAACGCACTTATAAGTCATTGATTAATATAGGATAGACGGGGGTTCGACTCCCCCCATCTCCACCACATAGAAGTAATAAAAGGCAGCGTTTTCAATCACTTGAAGCGTTGCCTTTTTTCGTTGTGGCATAATAAACGCCTATATTTGCCACAGATTGCCCTTGTCATGCCACAAGATCTGCCACAGTATTAGATTCTACTAATGGATTTGTTCGGTTTGAAACCGAGAAAGTCTAATCAGGGGGAGGGGTTAATCAAAAACATTTAATAAATAATTAACCCCTCCCCCATAAAAAAGGCCACCTTTCGGCAGCCAAGCTCATACCGAGCAGGAGAATTACTTTTTCTTCATTACGCTATCAGCCAAACCGCCACCAAAATAAAACATGACGATACTGAGCATAATCCAATCGATTTGAAATTCACTTAATATTCCTTTTACTGCGGCTACGTCTTTATCCATGAACATCATTCCTATAACTAGGCAGTAGGTAGATATATAGGTAATGGCAAACATGGTCGCCAGATAGCGTTGAGCAATTTTAAAGGGAGCATAACTCCGCATTAAGTCTGTCTTGGCTTTTGTCTTAGCCGCAATCATCTCGGTATCAGAAGTATGGAATGAATCAATCAAGTCCATACCTTTGCTGATAACGTCACCACTACCAAAAATTGTATTTAGAATACCCATATCAATACTCCCCTGATCTGATAATGTCCGTGACCGTGATAGCCCTTTGGCCTACTTGAGTTGCCCATCTGCTATCAAGAAACTCTGCTGATGCTGTTTTATAATCACCCCTAGCCATTGCTGCCAAGGCTTTTGTAAACGTCATTAAGCGAGATAAACCCATATTGAAACACATATCCATTATCGCATCTTTACGCGCAGTGCCTAGCGTCCTATACCAAATAAACGCTCCTGAAAGCTCTGCATTCACTCTTTTTACATCATTGGCTAATAGGTAGTTAATTTCATCTGCTGATAAGCCTATACCACCTTTAACATCAATATTTCTGCCGACACCTATAGTTGTTTTGCTTGCTGTACATTTATAGGCGTGGGTTCTCACCCCCTCATGATGCCTAAGCATTTCAATAATTAAACTCATGCTGCCGCCTCCAGTTGACCTATACCTACCTTGTGGCGTTGGATTTCCCCATACAGCTTGTCATACACAATTGCACTCATAGTGCGTTTAGCGCCATAACCTGAGTCCGAGTGCCATGCGTCTGGCGCTGGCAATGCTTGGAATGTTTCACAAAGCATGCCGCCGATCTCAATGGCGGTGTGATGATGTACATGGCCCATAAGAAGGTGCTTATGCGGCAGTCCCCAATCTTTGGCTAATGACCTAGCTACATACTCAAATGCTCTCTGCGGCTTCATACGGTCGCCGTGGTGCGTTACAAGAAGGTTATTGCCGTAGGTAAGATTTTGAAACTTGTGGGCATTATCCATAATTGTTACTCGCGGCTCACTCTCGTAGAACCCCTGCAACATGACGTTAATAACCCTTGATGTGTTGTCGTTGTGATTCCCGCGAACCATCATTACAATGATGTTGTTATGGCTTTCTAGCATCATCTCAATAGATTGGCGGTATATCCTCTGGCAAGCGGCTATCATTTCGCCATAGTCGCCATCCATATCCATGTGATTATTGCCTGACGTGGTGGTTCCAGCCTGGTTATCAAAGTGTTGGAAATCACCTAGATCAAGCAATAGAGCCGTATCCGATCCGCCCGTAGCTTTAATTAAAGAGCTAACCGCCTCAAGGGTTACTGCCTCTGCTATTTCTAGCGTCCATTCGCCCTCGCCTCTGTTTCGGCTATTGGAAACTTTCATGCCTATATGGGCATCACCTATAACAATCGCTGTAAGCTGCTCAGGAAGGTCTTTAATGGGCTTTCTTGGTGTGGGCTTATACTTAGGCAGATCCTCCATTAAACCATCTGCAAAGGCTTGTAAGGCGGCTTCTTGGCTCTCTTTCTTTAAATCACTTTTCACCCACTGGCGTATGGGTTTACCGTCCTCATCGTAAAACGTGCTCACTCCCTTAACTATGTGAGTATTAGGGACGCTATGCACATAGTTATGCTGGGGCGACCAGCCTTGCTTAGCTGCCTGCTCCTTGGCACGTTTAAGTGTGCGCTCTAATCCACGGTGATTAATGCCTAGTGCTGTAGCTGCCTTAGCTTGAGAGCCATGCTTGATAACAGCGTCAATGATCTGACCCTGGCGTTCTGTTGCGAACTGTTTAAGGCTTTCTAGCTCCATGACTAGCTCCGTAACATAAAGGCCGCAGCAGAGACTAAAGCCGCGATTAAGATGCGAACAAA